GTACGAATAGCACTGCGCTCTGTCACTGGCGGGATGCGCGTACACGCCGCCAGCAAAGTTGGCGCTGGCACCGCCGAACGCCATCACTCCAGCCAGATCGCCAAGACTGACGAGATTGCTGGCAATCGGGAGCGTCACATACATCGAAAATGGCACTCCGGGAGTGATGGGAGCGACAGTGGCATTCCCAGCGACGTGAACGACATTCCCAATCCGCATCCATGTGAACGGGGCATTTGCGACCGCGCTGGCGGCGTTGCCAGCATCGGCAAATCCCGGCGTGTAGGTGCCAGACGACGCGGCGGAAGCACCGCCAGTGATTGTCCCGCTGACATTCAGATTCCCGGTGATGTTCACACCGCGATTGAAAAATATCGCACCGAAAGCCTTGCGGACGACTCCCATCACCGGATCAATTTGCGCCCCCGCGTCGGTGTAGGCAAACAACTGGAAGTCGGAGCCGTTGTCGCCTCCCGATTCCGGCGTGCTATTTCCGAGTACCATTGCCCAACGAGGCACGCCCGAACTGAGGCCGTAGACGAGCCGATTCCTTCCTGGGACACCGGACATGTAGAGGATGGGGTCCGCACCAGCGGCAGCGGCAACAACGACTGGACGGGTGACGGTGATCGTCCCACCGGCAGGACGGGCGATCAAGATCGGGTTGTCGATAAATCCCCCGCCATCACCGTAGGCATACAGCCCAAAGGCAGATCCCACGTTGCCGCCCGATTCTGGCGATGATTCTGCTGTCATCTGCCAACGAATGACACCAGCCGTCTCGAAGTAAATCGCACGGTTTGTACCGACAGGGCCAGTGATGTGCAGATTGACACTGCCGCCGATGTTGTTCACGGTGAGCGGTCCATTCACTATCGTTGTGGCCGACATGGTGATGGTGGGTCCAGGCGCGACCGACAGGGCGGTGGCCAGCGAGTTCAGCGTTTCATTGCTGCCAAACGAACCGCACACCTGAATGTTGACGCTGCCGCCGACGCCAGATCCGGTGCTTCTGCCACCTGCGAGATTGAGGTTTCCACCCGCACGATTCAGATTCGTATTCGCGCCACCCGTCGCGCCACCACCGGCCTCCTCGCCGTGGATGGTGTAGGAACCCATCACGGTTCCGCCAGCCAGAAACACTCGCGGACCCTGGCCGAAGAACACATCCAATATCGGCCCCTGCTGGAACAATCCCGGCGCACCGGCAACGAAACTATTCGGCGCAGCCGGGATGGCACCCTTGCCCAACAGGACGCAATTGTTCTGCGCGGTCTGGATACCGTTGCCGATGGCGATCACATTGAAGCCGGAGACGGAATTGAGATATCCGATGACGACATCCTGCGATCCGCTGGCCACGCTGGAGGTTCCGATGCAAATCGATTGCGCCCCGGACGCCTGCACTTTGTTGCCAAAACTGATGGAACTGTCCCCGCTCGATACGGCCCCGTTGCCCATCGCGATTCCGTTTGCACCGGAGACGCTGGACAGCGATCCGATGGCAATCCCGTTCAATCCAGTCGGAGTCACAACAGCGCAGCGCCCGATGGCAATTCCACGGTAGGCCAGCGATTGCGCCTGGTCGCCCAGGGCGGTCCCGGAAAATATCTTCGCCAGCGCATGGTATCCGACAGCGGTGCAGCCGTTGGCCAGCGCACCGGCAGATGTGCCCAGCGATACACCGCCTGGAAATGGGGCCACCGCGCCCTGGCCAAGACTGGTGGCCAGACCCTGCGCCTGCGGATTTCGCGCCACACCATTGGCGTCGTAGATGTAGTTGTTGGTGGAGCCGATGGTGGTGCCGGGGATGTTTTGATTGACCAGCACGCTGCTGGCATTGCTCTTTTCGAATCCGATATCGGGCGCGAAAATGTCCATCAGTTCACCTTCCGCGAGATCACATCGAGCACGTAGAGGATGAACTTCGAATTCACCGCTGCCCATTTCAGACTGACCGACACACGCTGTGCCGATGGCGTGTTGGCCCAATACCATTTCTCCACCAGGTTCACACCGTTGGTGCGGTTGGCCGGTTCGGTTTCGTTGGCGAAAATGCTGGTATAGATGCCGGTCGTGAAATCTTCATCGGTGAGCATCCCCACATCCGACAGCGCGACATTGTTACGTTCGACGCCAACGTATTCGAGCACGCCCACCGAGGTCGGGTTGTCGCGGTTCACCTGGACCAGATTCAATCGCGACTCCGGCGCATACGGGACCCCGGCATCGGCAAACGTCGTGTGATCCACCACGCGGACTTCGATATTGGTTCCATTGAAGACACCGGCCAGCAGCTTGAACACACCCGCAGCAGTCTGCACCGAGCCGATACCGCTGATGATCTGCGTCCAGGCCGGGTTCCATTGGTTCAACGACAAGTCGTAGACCCAAACGCGGTTGGTCTGTCCATCGGCAAACATGAGCCACTTGTATTTGCCGACCGCATACACGGCCATGCGCGCCGAAGGATGCGGGACGTTTTCAATATCGGGGCGAATCGCCAGGGACAGATCGTCTTTCGCGATGGCGTTTCCATCCGTGATCTGGATGGTGTCGGACATATCAAACCATGCCACCTTGTCATCGAATTCCGCAATGGTGGCGCGGTTGCGGACACCCATGTTGTGCGACAGCTGCGAGTAGGCAAACGTGTTGAGCGAGTCCCCGCCAATGCGATAGATGCCGCGTGTGGTGAACACCAGCAGGAATTCCGGCGTCTTGGCAATGCCGAACACCTGCGATCCGAAGGCACGCGAGTTGGTGCGCGGTTGGCCGAAGCACTCCTCCGCGACCGACGTGGTGTTTTCCTCGTAGGTGGAGAAGTACACTGTATCGCCCTTGAATCCCCAGATGCGCCCGGCAAAGAACCGAAAGCCCAGCATCGGAATCGGTGGATCGTTCACACCAGGGAATGGCGCGGGGAATGCCTGCTGCAATGCGGAATCTGCCGCGTTGTCGATGATCGACCAGGTGCCGGAGCCGGGGTTCGCGATTGGAGAATTCGGCAATTCCAGATACACCGATCCACCGTCTTCGGTGCGGTAGATGTGGATCTGATTGCACTGCGTGTCGGCGCAGAACGGACCACTCACCGTCCATTGCCGCAGCGTGACACCTGGCGTGGTCACCAGCGAAGGATCGGACACGTCGGACAGGTATCCGGTTCCGCTCACGCCATAGGTATAGATATATCGGTGGCCGATACTATTGGGGACATTCCCGGCAGCGGTATTGACCAGCGTGGCCACCGATGCGGGTTGCGGATTGATACCCCAGTTGGTGACGGTGGTGCCGTCGTACTTCCGCATGAGGTTGCCGTTGCCGAAGAAAATGAAATTGTTGGCTTCGACATAGTCGAACGCCTCCGACGTGGTGGCGTCGGTCAAGAGTAGCTGGAAGGTCGCATCGGTTCCGATTTTCTGTTTGTAGACTTTCGACGTGTTCGCGCCGACATCGGTGACCGACATCATCACATAGAACGATCCATCCCACCGCTGCCAGGAGAAGAACCGCACCGCGTTCGAACTACCATAGCTGACGCCGCCTTCGTAGAGCGCAAATCCCGGTCGGCGTTCCGTCCATCCGCGAATCGACGCGAGGGTGTCATGCGATCCCGGAACCCAGTGCGGACGCGCTTCCACAATCGAGGCGTTGGAAATATAGGGCAGCGCCGTGTTTTCGATGCGGGCGTGATTGAACTTGTCGTTCTCGGATGGCATCGGTTATGGCCCATAGATTCCGGCACCAATCCATGTGCCCGGCCCGCCGATGCCGATAGGTTCGGACGGGTGCAAGGTATCGCCGCCGCCGTAGTCTTCGGCCTCGCGCATCGAAATCAATTCGTCGTAGAAGATCCCCATCTGGCCGGTGTAGACCATCGATCCGGTTTTGGTGGCCTGCGCGGTACCGGCGCGACCGTCCTTCGCCAGCAGATAGAACTGCCAAAGCAGGCCCGCGCAAAACACCATAAAATACTGGTCGGGGAACACCATCGTCGCGGTGACCGCTGTAATTTTCACCGGCTGGAACTGGTACTGCGGCACCAGCGCGACGACATTCCCCGCAGGAACCGCAGCGGCCTGGTTCAATCGCAGGATCGGCCCGCCCGTGGTGCCGTCATAGGCGACCTGGGACAGACCGGAGCGAAACCCGGCCTTCGTGAGATCCTGCGCGAGATTGCGAACAACGGTGAGTTCTTCGTAGGCATTGGGCGTGGTGCTGGTTCGCACCAACGTGGCCTTCAACAGCCGCATGTAGTCGGCGACCGTCGCGAACGAATAGTCCTGCTGTCCGTCGATGAGTGGAATGGCCGGTGCGTTCTTTCGCGCCCACTGCCACGGGTACGCATTCCAGATGATGGCGTTCACCATGTCGGCGGCGGCAAGCTGGATCGCGGCCACGGGCATCCCTACACAAATCGCCTGCGCGTAGGTGATCGCGTCGGAAATCTTGTAGGTCGATGCCATTGGTTTAGCTCAGTCCCATTCCGGAAATCAATTCCCGTGGCGGTGGATACGGTGTCGCTTCCTTCTGGCAGCGCACGCAAATCGGATGGATCAATCCATCGGAATGCACCTGGCCGTACCAGGTCGAGGTCTTGTCCTGCTTTTCATGCGGGCAGTTCTTCTGCCCCCGCGCGCGGTTCTCCTGTTCCAGCTTCGTGAGCGCAATCATCGAGTCCATCGCGTCCTTCTTGCGCTTGTCCTCGGCTGCTTTCGCCGCCATCGTCTCGTCGTCGGGTTTCTTCATTTCCCGTATCAACGCCATCAGCTGGTCCATGTTCAGGTTGATCCCCACCGATTGGTTCTCCGTCTCCATCCGGTGTTCGATCCCCGCTTCGGTCTTCGCCAGTCGCTCCCGAATCTCTCCCATCGTCGTACTCCTCGGTCACGAGTTCGAAATTCCCGGCCAGGAGTTGTTGCCATCGCTGGGAATCTCGACCCATTGAAATGTTGAAATAGCGTTCGATGTCGTGCGCCGACAGAACGCGGTTTTGCATGAGGCGCAGCAGCACCGTGCGCCAGCCGCGAATTTCCTTGGCCATGCCGAACTCGATGCGGTTGCCCCCTGGCGCTTCCGGATCGGGAACGGTGTGGGCCTCGGCCTCGATGACAGAAAACTCCGGCATCACGCCGGTCTCCATGCCGCAGAGAAATCGCAGGCCGTCGTATTTGTTCGCGCTTGTGGATCGATGCAGCACCAGGTAGATGCCGGTCTTTGTCGGATCGGCGTTGCTGCGCTCGAAGTAGAGAATCGACACGATCTTTTCCAGCTTCTGCTGGAGCGTCCATCCCGACATCGGGCGTCCTGCCCTCTGGCCGGGGCTGGTGACATCCATCCCCGCCAGGTCCGGCGCAATCGTGTCAGCGTCTCGTTTTGTTTGGGCGCGATCTTCCTGCTCGAAGTGGTGCCGCGTCTTGCGGACCAGATCCTCTTCGGCAATCGCAGCTTGATTGCTTTCGGTTTTTATGAGCACGACTACCCCACCATTTCGAGTTGGAAAATATCCAGGTACGCCTTGTTCAAAGCGTTGCCGACCGAGAATGTCCCGGAGACCACAAACCCGTACTGGTTCTCTGGCCGGTTGAACACCATCGGAGGCGTAGACAGGTTTCCAATCTGCAAATCCGAAATCGCCGCCGCCGTGAGGACCTGCGCGTTGCCGGACATGAAATTGGTGGCGAACCCGCTGATACGTCCCGTGGTGAAATCAATCGAGTAGTCCCCGTCGATGCGCCAGGTCCCATCCTGGGAAGTCAACGCACCGGCCACACCGGATTCGAGGTCCGTGTTCTGCGCCACCGTGATCGACGTGCCCCACAGCAACTGGGGCGTGAAGTTCATGGCACCGCTACCAAACACGCGACCTGCCGCGCGAATGCGGAACAGCGACATAATTTTGCCGGTCGGCCCAGCGAGCGATGTCAGCGGAAACGGAAGCACCAGCGCACTGCCATCATTTTTGCGGAACACCTTCTCGGCGACGGAAACCGCGCCGAGATTGAGTTCCTGCGAAGGCAGCTGCGCGGCGAGTCTGATAACAGACGCCTGCGCCATAGCGGCCTCCTAGACGATGGACGAATCCATCTGAATGGCTTTGTATCGGTACGTGGTCGTGTCGAGCAATTTCGCGACGAACACGAATCGATAGCTGACCGCGAATCCGATCTTGCCTTCCGGATCGGCGATCTGCGGCTTGCCGGGGATCACGTTGACCTGGAAGCTCTGCTTCTTCGGGTCGATGACTTTCGACGGAGCACGGCCACCGAGGGAAACCACACCCATCGCGCCTTCGCCGATGACGTAGGTGGAATATTTGGTGCCGGGAGCGGCAACGCCATCGTTCTTCACGTTGGTGGACTTCACCAATCGCACGCCTTCGACTTTTCCCACTTCACCCGTCATCGCGACCTCGGGCTGGGAATAGCGCATCACGTCGATGAACCCGCCAGCGGCGTTGTCGGAGAGGATGTCGTAGAGCACGTAGGGGTGGATGATCCCGAGGAAATCCTCGCCTTCCTTTGGACCCACATCCTGGCCGTTCAGGAGCGCCTTGGCTTTGCGCAGATCGGCGGATGTTCCGTTGGCCGCGATGGTGGCCTGGTTGATGAGAGCGCCGGGAGAATCGAGTTCGATGCGGCAGATGGTATCGACCGAGAGACCGGCGCGATATCCCAACTGCTTGGCGGAATTTTCCGCGATGGGATCGATGGCCGTTTCCTCCAAGAGCGAAGATCCCGTGAGGAAGTCGCTGTACTCGGAGACGGTCGCCGAAATGGTCGTGGTGTCCAGCGAGAGGCCGGTGCCCACGGTGCCTTCCGTTGTTGGCGCGGTGTTGGCGGCGAACAACGTGTAGCGATAGTACTGGACGGTTTTGCCGGAACGCAGCGGGATGATGTCGGGTTCGCCTGCCGACATGAAGTAGAACTTCTTCATCAGCTGGTCCAGCGCCTGTTTCTTGTAGTACACCGTGGCAAGGTGACGGATGGTCGCCGTGCCGGTGAGATTGCTTGCCGGGGTATAGGCCATATAGCTCTCCTGTTCGTTCGTGGAAACGATGAAAACGAAACTTGGGTTCAGAGAGCGCCGATGTGGTTATCGAGCGGAAAAGACCCCGTGTGGTTCCGGAGTGCAGGTTGATGACAAGCGCGGGTGCTTCTTGGTTGAAAGTACTCCGCGCTGCCAGTGATTAAAAACTCGGTCGCGCCGAGTCGTCAAGCGAACAATAGTTTCAGTGCCGAAGCGCGCCGATTTTCTGCGCGTGCGCTTTCAATTCCGCCAGCGTCATCTGCTCGAAGCTGACGACATCGGGCGTGTTGTTTCCACCGCCATTGCGCGGGGACGGCGGTGCGCCCCCGCCGCGACGTTGCGGGCCAGCAGGCTGTTGAGGCGGAGCAGGTGCCGCAGGCCGTGGAGCTACCGGGGGCGCATGATTGGTGCCTGGGGCACCGAAGTCGATTTCCTCGTATTGGTTTTCGTCCACCGCAGCACCGGGACCGGCAGGTGCCAGTACTCCGTTGCGCTTCATTTCGCCGTAGGCCCATTCCAGGTTCACGATGTTGGGAGCCAGACCGCGCGCCTGGAGCACGCCCATCAGTTTCTGGGAGTTCTCCGGCGAAATCGGAAAATCGGGATTGCGGTCGTGGAACGATGCGGCGAGCATCTGCTGGTCGAGTTTCTGCGCGACGTTATACGCATACGATGTCGCCTGCACTGGATCGAGACCGCCGTACATGAACTTGTCCTGGTAGAGCCGCGCCTTCATCGGATCTTCGCCCAGCAGGTTCAGGTATTTTTGCGGGTCCCATTCCTCGCCCGGTGTCATCGGTGGCGCTTGCACCATGCCCGGGGATGGGTTCGGACGCGCACCCGCAGGCCCGGCCTGCTGCAAGTTGCGAATCTGCGCTTCGCGGTCGCGGATCGCTTCATCGGCGGCGACCTTGCCCTTGTAGACCAGTTCGAGCAATTCGCGTTCGGTCTTGGCCGTGTAGGCGTGACCGCCCGGCAGTTTCAATCGCAGTAGTTTTTCGCCCTTTGCCTCGTAGGGTTCCGGCACCGCCGTGGGGCTACCTTCTGCGCCATCGTAGCCAGGCAGCATCGATTCGCCGCCACCATCGCCGGAGTCGGTGAACAGGTGTGTGGTGTCCTCCGCAGCAGGCGGCTCGTTGGGTGATACGGGCAGGTCCTTTTCGTCTTTCATCGCGGGATTCCTCTATTCGTTGTCGCCAAACTCCATTGGGAGTCCAGCGTTGATGCGTACTTCGGGATCAATTTCGTTGGCCAGTTGCTGGCCTGCGGCAATGCCGCGTTGCACTTCGTGCTGGATTTCTTCGAGCGTGTTTTCACGTTCCGACCAGATCAACTGCATGTTGGTTCGCGTCCGGTCATCGTCGCGAAAGCTGGCAGTGCGCATGTTCTGTAGCGCCAGGTTCGACCAGGATTCGAGAAAGTCCAACAGCCGGTGATAGCCGTCCGATTCCGCCAGCGCGCGATACGAGGCGGCTTTCTGGAGCGCGTCAATCTGGTCATGGCCGAGGCCACCATCGGACTCAATCACTGCCGCTGGTCTCCAGTTTTGTTTTCGCATCCAGCAATGCAATCTTCTCGTCGGAGCGCGCCTGGATGGCCACCTTGGTCAGATCCAGTTCGCCCTTGTTCTGCTGCATCGTGGCCATCTGCGCCATGCGCTCGCGCTGTTTCTGGAGTTCGGCGTTTTGCGGATTCTGGCGCGCGGCCTGGAGCGCCTGCTGTTCCTGCGGGGTCATGTCGCGAATCCAGGTGGCCTTTTTCTTGTAGCCGGTGGAATCCAGCAGCATCTGGAAAATTTCCTCGTAGTCGAGCGTCTTGCCCTGGTCGGCCAGCTGCGAATTCAATTGCGGGTTCATCGCGTACTGCATGATGTAGGGCAGCACCTGGAGCAGTCCTTGACGGGACGCCATGCGAGAACCGGCACGCATTTCAAATCGCACCTTCGCGCCGAATACTTCCATCGGGTCGATCATCTGGCCATCGACGGCCTCAATCATCTGGTTCGGGTCCAGGTGGTGCTGGTTGAGCATGTGCACGTCGGTCAGAATCGGCCCCAGCATGTTGTCTTCGACCTTCTCCACCTGGTACTGCGACCGACTGAATGTCGCCTGGCCTTGCAGGCCCGCGCCGGTCGCGGATCGCGCCACCGGATTTTGCGCGCCCGACACGAGATCGTTTTGCCCGGTGATTTTCTGCACGCGCACGTCGGACGCTGCGGTTTCCATGAACGCCTGTTGGGTCACGTTCTGCGTGTACTCCCGGCGCATGTCGTTTTTCGGATCGGTGGAATACGTCACACCCCCAGGCCGCACTCGCAGCTTGTAGACAGGTTCGGTATTGGACCTGGCCACCACGGTCTGGGGGTGGATGTTGAGCGCCAGTTCATCGATACGCCCATTCAATACGCCTTCCTGCAATCGCTGTTCGCCTTCGACCACATCGGTGATCGCGAGACCGTAGAAACGGTCCAGCAGATCCGTGTAGCAGAAGTTGTATTGCAGTTTCCGCCCGTAGGGGTTGGGCCGGTTGTAGAACACCATCGAGCGGTTGGCCACCCACACAATTCGCCGGTCTGTCTTGTAGATCAACACCTCCACCCGCGTGCCACCGGGATCGGCGGTTTGATCCACCTGCGGTTGCCAATTCGCCATGCGCGCGGACTCCTGCCAGGACTTGGTGTTGTCGCCCTGCGTGGATGGCTTCACCTGCGCCATCTCGGTCAACGTCGCATCGTCGGGAATCGTGAAATCCTCCAGCGCCCGCAGGGATTTCAAATAGTCCAGATCCAGGAACAGGCGCTTGACGGTGTAGCGCGCGTCGGAGGGGTCCGATGTCGGACAGTTCGGATCGATGTAGAAATCCTTCAGCGAGACGGTCTCGACGTTGGGCCGGTTGACATACTCCTCCTCCATCACTTCCACCACGACGCGGTCGAAGCCACCCGATGGCACCGAGAACGTCTGGCCGGTAATGGGATGCTGGATCGGGCGGCGCTGGGGCTGGAAGCGTGGCACGAACTTTTTCACCATTTGCGATTGATAGAGCCAGGACGATTCCAGAATTCCGTTGCCGTAGGTGAGACCGCTGCGCAGCGCCAGTTCCACCACGCGCTTGATCCGGGTCTCGGCCATCTGCGCCAGAATCGTGTCGCGGCTCACCCGCGCGGCCTTCGGCGTGGTCTTGCCAATCGGCGATGCTTCAAACCACGGGTTATCGCCAAACAATGCCTGGACCACACGCGGCACCATCGATTCGATTTGTTCGTAGGCGGTGAATACCGGGATCGATGCGCGCGGGATCTTCGTGCCTTCCCAAAACTTTTGCGCGACGTATCCCAGGTAGAGCGCGTCGGCGTTCTGCCAGCGCCAGTCGTGGTTTTGCGAGCGATAGTTTTCCGCGCGCGAGAAATCGTCGCACACAATTTTCAACGCGAAGCTATCGGACCACTCCTGTTCGGTGGTGGTGATCTTTGCGGCTTCCGCTTCGGTGAGCGGGGCGTAGGCGTCGAGCGCGGCGGTTCCGTAGCTGGCCATTACAATCCCGTCCTCGCGTGGTAGTAGCTGTCTTCGGTCTCGGTGGGTTGCCCACCGAAAATGGCTTGCTTGGACATCGGATCAAATCCGAGAAATTTCGCGCGGCCCAGTTCTTCAAACCACGGACGGCCCGAATCTTCGCTCTGGCGCGGGTATAGGTCCGGCTCGATGCCCACGCCATCGGCGTGCTGCAACTGGTCGGCAAGAGTGTCGAGGATGTCCTTGTACTTGTACTTGTTGAAACGGGTGATCTCCATGATGAGATGCCCATCGCAGGCAAGGTCGTCCACGATGCGAATCCGTTTCGCCGCGAACCACGATTGCAATCCCGAAATCCGGTTGTCTTTCGATATCGCGTTGTCGCGGGGAATGTTCAACACGTTCAGGTACGTGTTTCGCTTGGCCATCTCCTGCCGCAGAAACGGTTCGATGACCTGCGCATGGTGGTTCTTCTCCATCTTGAAATCCCTGGGCCGGTACTTCTTGTGGATGTCGAAGAAATGCCAGATGACCTGGAACGGGGTGAAGTGTCCGTGCCGGATATCGATCACATGGATGTAGCCGGAAGGAAGGAAACCGCAGGTGGTCAGCGCGCAAAACGCGCCGTCGGATTTCTCCTCCATTCCGGCCAAATCCACGGTGGTGTGAATCCGGTATTGCGGCATCAGTTCGGCGACCCTCGCGCGGGGTATCCACATGATCTCTTCGCGCGTGGCCAGTCCCCCGGATGGTGCAATACAGCGCATGTTGTACTGGGCCTCGAAGATGTAGAGGCCGACCAGGTGCTTGATTCGCTCCAACGATGCCCAGTCGTATCGATGTGGCCACAAAGTCTTGCCCGTCTCGGCGTGGATCTGCGCGCCGCGCTCGACCACACGCCAACTGCGCTGCGCTTCGGGCAGGTTCGATTCGGTATCGCGGATGTGACCGTAGAGATCGGAAAAGTCGTAGGGTGTGCCCTCGACATCGCGCCAGCCTTGCTTGCCTGCAACGCGCGCCAACAGCGGATCGGTGTATTTGAAGTGGTCCACCACCTCGCGGATACCTGCGGCAGTCTTGACGTTCTCCTTGTCCACAAGGTCGGAATGTTTGTGTACGTCCTGGTGGGTTCCGGCAATCATTTTGCCCACCGACACCGCCATCACGGTGGGTTCGGTGATTTGCCGGGTGCGGTTGGGAACGATGAACGATTGCAGACTCCCGAAGTCCTTCGCGTTTTTCGCAGGCGGGCAAAACTCCGGATACCAGAATCGAAAATTCGAGTTGTATCGGAAGTGGCCCAGGATCGCGGTCATAATGCGGTCGCCGTGGTCGCCGGAGGAGAATGAAAGCAGGATGCGCACGTCGGGATAGTTCAAAATCCACTGCAACGTGTGACCGATGGTGCAGATGCTGGTTTTGAGATGATCGCGAGGAAATAGGGCGAGGAAATTGCGGTTCCCGTCCGGCTCCAGTTGGTCGTACATCGCCACGCGCTCGATGGAGGAAACCACCGTCATCGCTTCGCAGTCGGCGATTTCTTTTCGACCGGCGAACTTGTGCAGGCCGTCGAGCAACGGCTGATGGTTTTCCCCGGCAGAGATATTACCCAGGTCTTCCCAGCCGGGGTCCGCTCCACGGATGTCGCGATAGCCCAACACTTCACGGCAGAGCCAGAGCAGATCCTTGCGCCCGCGCTCGCGGTCGGCCAGATACGACGCCATGTATTTTTTGCGTGCCGGAAGCGATAGCGATTGCGGCATCTCCCGGCTCATGGCGTCGGTTCCTTCCCCGGCTCCGGGTCGTCCACGGTTGGAGGCTCGGCCTCTGGCTCGTCCTCAAAAGGAACTTCCGCTGGAGCCGGGTCGGGAACTTCGTTGCCCTCGATTTCGATGGCGTCGGCGGTATCGAGCGATACATAGCGGTCTCGCTGGGATTCCGGGATGGAATTCAAGAGGGTCGCGATGTGGACCTGGCCCTCGTTTTCGAATTCGCCCAGGCCCTTCATGGTCTGGACCGCGATGCCACCGGCTTTGTAGGGGTCCTTGTCGTGAACCAACGCAGCGCGGATCGCCTGGACGGATTTTTCCTTCAAGTCCGCGCGCCAGTCGTAGTTCAACCCTGCGGCGGATGCCGCTTTTCGCGCCTGGAAGATGACACCACGCACGGTGGCCGGGGATCGCTTGACCTGCTCGCCGATTTCATCGTAGGACAGGCCCTGTCCACACAACATGCAGATGGTCATCCGCTCGGCATCGGTCATCACCCGATGGGAAACCCCGGTTTTGCCCATCCCACGGCGCACGTAGTTCAAAACCTTCTGTTCCTGAAGGCGGGCGGCATGGGGACTCAGGGTTTTGTCGGAATTTGCGTCCGAAAACGGCAAATCGGTGTATTCCTCGGCCATCGTGCCTCGAAGATACACCCGGAAATATGGTTTTTGGAATTAAATCTATGAAAAATGGAAGATTTGGACTAGGGGCGGTCGGCAGGCGGGGGCTTCACGAAGGTTTCCAACATCAAACAGTGCATTTGCCACAGGCGAAAGTTGAGAATGAACATCGGCCAGCACCGGCCTGCGGACCAGACCCCGACCAATGAGGCCAGCGCCATGAAAACGGCAAGGAAGCGGTAGTGATGCGCGAGATCATGGGCCATCCAGTAGGCATCCCACGCCGCAATCAGCAGATTTCCACCCATAATCAGGACACCGCGAATCGCCCAGCGGCGATTGAACTTCAATACCGCCATCACGGCTTCGCGTGCTTCGGTTTCGGTGGCCTCGCGCATCGGAATTTCACTCATCACGCCTCCGCATATAGAGAACCCGGCAGTGTCGGCAGATCGCGGCGTGGACCGGCCCGTGGTCGCGGCTGGGAATCTCAAAGCGAACCGGCTCCTCGATGACGCCACCCATCGCAATCGGGCGAATCAGCGGTTCGTGGAACCCTGACGCA